CCCCGACGAGCTGCTTTTCCCCGTGCCGAGCCCGATCGAACCGACGTCGATGCCGAGGTTCCACGCGCTCGTCGATTTTGACGCGCCGGTGCTTTTCTTTCCGAATATGGTTGCCATTGGATCTCCTTTCGTTATTCCAGGGAAGCCAGATAATCCTCGACCTCCAGGATCTTTCGATACAGCGTTTCGAGGTTCTGGTTCAGGTTCCCCTCGTTCTGCGCGGCGGAGACGTCGTAATCCTCCCGCGCGGTTTCGCGTCCCGCCATGCGGGAGAAATACACGGGGAACATCGCCTGCATACCGGTGCTTTCATATGCCATTTTCCCTCATCCTTTCCGTATGGTCACAGCGCGCGGCGCTGCATGTCCACGAGGAGTTCCACGCCGCCGTCCACGCAGAAACGCGAGCCGTTGACGTTGCGAAAGATCAGCTGAAACGCGCGCCCGTCGCCCGTCAGGCCCAGTTCGAGAATGCTCTCGTTCGCCCCGGGCATGAGCCGTTCGCTGTAGACCGTTCCGCTCTCCGTCACGGCCTCGAGCAGCAGGATGCCGCCCGTGCCGCGCAGATACGCCTCCGCGAGCCGCTTGCCGCACGCCTTGGAATCCAGGTCGGTCATCGGCGTTTTCCAGTACGCCTCGATGCGCGCGCCGTCGTAGGTGTCCCCCTCGCCGAAGCGGCAGACGTACCCGCTGCCGTCCAGCAGATAGACCGTGCCGCCCGCCGCACACAGACCGCGCACAATGAATCCGCGGCGGAGCATATACGTGCCGCGTGCAAGGTCGTAGACAAGGATCGCGTCGTTTGCCGGCGAGGAAGCGTCCTCCCGCGCCGCGAAATAGAGCTTCTCGCGGCAGGCGGCCGCCGTGCACCGCGACAGATCGGCACCCGCCAGAAAGTCGCTCGCCTTCAGCGCGTCGCCCTTCCGCTGGACCGTCTGACCGTCGAAGTAATACATGCCGCCATCCGTCAGAAAATACAGCACGTCGCCGATCCTTGCGCAGGCCGTGTGCACGGGCTGCAGGAGCGACCCGTTGACGGGCTGCACGCGGTAGTTGCCCGGCCGGTCGCCGAGCAGGCGGTAGAGCGAATCGCGCTTGAATACCAGAAGCTGGTTGCTCAGCGCGAACAGTCCCGTGATCGGGTCCGAATCGGCGCCGATCTCCACGTGCCCGCCGCTGACGTTTTCGCTTTCGTCGGCGCTCGACCAGTCCTCGAGCGTGCGCGTTCCGCCCGGCGCCTGGCTCCAGTAGAGCCGGCTCGGATAGGCGGCGTCCCCCGCCGCGAACAAGCGGGAAGCGTAGAGCTCGACGTAGTTGACCGCCGCGTCGGAGAGCCCCTCCGCGCTGCCGAACGAAGCCGCGCTCTCCGAGGTCCCGTCCCACTTGGCCATCTGCGACACGCCGCTCGCAATCACGAGGTATTCCGTGCTTTCGATCTTGAGCACCTGAAAGTCGTACTGCTCCGCGTCCGCGCTTGCGCCGAACGTGTAAAGCAGCCGCCATGCTCCTGCGCTTTCGTCCAGCACGTAGAGCTCGTTTGCGGTCGCCGTCAGAAACAGCGCGCCGTCCGCCCGGTTCCATACGCAGAGCCTGCGCGCCTCCGCCGGCTGCGGAAACGGCACGTCGCTTTGGCGCACATAGCCCTTTGCCACGCTGAGCCGCCCGCCGGTCGTGTCCATGTTGCAGGCGTCCGGGCTTTCCCCGCAGTCGATGCGGTTTTCCTGCGTCCCCTGATTCAGTCCCGAGAACATCGGGATCCGGTACTGCCGCAGCGCCATGTTTCATTCCCCCTTAACAGCGGTTTTCGATCGCGTAGGCGTCCAGCTCGCCGCGGTTTCCACGCATGCAGCGCTTCGCCGCCTGATACAGTTCGAAACAGGCGCGCGCGGCGTTCACGCTCGCCGCGTCCCCCGCGGCGCGCTCCCGCCCGACGGCGTAGCTGATCAGCGCGCCGTGGCACCATTCCGGCAGATCCGGCACGTCCGTATCGTACTTGAGCGGTTCGGGCATGTAGCGGTAGGTCACCCGCACCGCACCGTCCGGCACGCACGGCACGCGCAGCGTGTCGCTGTCGGGCCCGTAGTAAAACGGCAACCGCTTTCCGTCCCGTTCGAGCGCCGTTACCTTCACGGCCGTCCGCGGCAGGTCCGCCAGGCAGAGTTCCCCGTCCGAAAGGCTGAGTTCGTCGGTCCGGCGCGGCTGCAGATCGCTCGTCAGGTCGATGATCGCGTCGTTGAGGTAGCGCGTGAGCTTGTCGCGCCAGGCCTCGAGCGTCTGCGCGTCGGTGGCGCGGTCGAGCTGCAGCAGCGCGCCGGTGAGCAGTTCCTTGAGCGTCATACTGCCGCCTCCTCATACGACCTTTTTGCCGCCGCTCTTCCGGTAGGCGCGCGTCTGCGCCTCGCTCTGCACCCGCACGGCGGCGGACTGCGCGATCAGCGCCGCGAGGCTCTGTGGAACCTGTACGCTTTCGTTCGTCTTGATCCGGAAGAAGTGGCCGTTCACGCCGCCCTCCCAGTACGCCTCCCCGTTCTCCGCGGTGATGACGATACGCACCTTCGGCTCCTTTGCCAGCGCCTTCCCCGTTTCGGACGCAATGCCGTCGATTTCGGCTTCCGTGATGTATTGCATGCTGTTCCCTCCTTGCTTTTTTCACTTTTTATGGATGCGGGGGAATGCAGCACTCCCCCGCCGCCGTTTCTTTACAGACTGACCGCGTGCTCGATGCGCACGATCCAGAGGTTGTTGAGAACCTTCGCAGTATACGCCGCCACCTTTGCGCCGACCGTGGCGCGCTGGTCGAGCGGGTCCGCCGCGCCGCCGCTTCCGCAGGGCTTGATGATCGTCTGCAGGCAGCCTTCGCCGTCCACGTCGATCACGCCGTACGAGTCCGCGCCGAACACGAGCGTCGCGTGCACGTCCATGCCCTTCTTCGTCGCGTCGAGCGAACCGGCGTCCTCGCTGTACACCGCCGTGCCGGCCGTGATTGCGCTTGCCACCGCCTCCGAGAGCGTGATCGTCTTTGCATCGGCGTCACAGGACGAAACGGTGTACTCCGTCGTACCGATTTTGATCTTTGCACCGGCTGCGAGGTACGCCGCCGCGGCGTCGGTCAGTTCGCTGACCGTAACCACCGCGGAGTCCGTAGAATGCGAAGCGACCGATGTATACACGCTCTGCGAAAAGACCTTCGCCTCCGTGCTTTCTACAAACACAACGCCGAAGAGCCGCCCGATCTCGCCGGAATAGATCTGCTCCACGTCCGAATACTTCGACACGTCCTGCCAGAGCGAATCATTCTGCAGGTCGTACGTCGCGTCCGGCGAGCAGATGCACACGAAGTGCGGCTTTCTCGCCTTTCCTTCGCCCGCGCAGTTGAACATGCGGGCCTTCGCCTTTTTCAGCGAGCGCACCGCCTTGCGGATTTCGGTTACGGTCAGTTTATCGTCGCTCGTCAGCGCGAGGCGGTTCGTCCTGCCGGCCGCGTACTGCACGTTCGTACCGCCGCACATCGCGTCGCGCGTGACCCACTCGACGACCGTGCCGAGCTGTTCGCCGAGCAGTTCCGCGCTCTCACCGAGCACGGGATCGTAACTGGTCAAATCGAGCAGGTCGCTGACCTCCACATACGCGCCGTACTGCCTGACCTCGGCCTCGATCTTGGACTGCGAGAGGCTCTGCCCGGCGGGCGTGACGCCCTCCTCGAGCACGAGCGCGTCCGCGTCCGGCGTAAAGAGTTCGTATCTGCGGAACTCCACGCGCTTGCCGGAATTCCTCGGGATGCTGCGCTTCTGCCCGTAGCTGGCGTGCACAAGGCGCGTCTTCGCGGTTTCGAGCAGCGCGCGGTCGTAAAACGTCTTGTTGCTGAACGTGGTTGCCGCCGTCGTGGCGGTCGTATTGATATTGCTCATGGGACCTCCTTCGTGTTACAGTCTGGTCTTGCCGCCGTCGCGCGCGGTCTTCTTCATCTGCTGCAGCAGCGCGCGGAACGCCTCGCCGTCCATCGAGCGGTAGTTCGTTCCGCCGCCGCCCGCGCCGCCGCTTCTCGTGCTTTTCGGCACCGCGTTCCGGCTGCGGAGCTGCGTGCTCAGGCGCTGCATGGCCGCTTCCTCGGCCTCCTCGGCGCGCCGTTCGGCGATGTAGATGCGGATGCCCGCCGCCGCGCCGTACTGCTGCATCAGCTCCACGAGCGCGGCGTCCTTCGCCGCCTCCTGTAGGTCGAACCCCTCGGGCAGCCCGCCGTCGGCGATCAGCTGCGTCAGCTCCGAAACGAGCGCGTCGAATTCGGGATCGCCGCTCTCCGCGCGCTCCGTTCCGGAACCCGCCTGCGTCGAACCGAGCCGCCGCTCAATCGCGTTTTGCTTCTGTTTCATGTTTTCCTCCCTGCGTTTTCATTAGAATTGCTCCGTGCGGCCGGCGGCGTTTCTCCGGCCTCCGGGTCGTTCTGCTCGCGCAGCTGCTTGAGCAGCTGATCCTTGCCCTCGAACGTCATCAGTTCCACGGCCTGCTCCGGCCGCATCATGCCCGCCTGGAGCATGCGCAGCACCAGTTCGTTCTGGCTCATGGCCGTATATCGGGTCTCCTGCTGCGCCTTGACCGAGATATAGAACTCGACGGGCAGCAGCGCGTTGCCCGGCGCGCGGCGCATGAGCATGGCGCTTTCAAACGTATACTCCCGCGTCTCTTTGTCGACGGTCACGTTGACCGAGCGCGTAAAGAAGTTGAACTCCCGCTCGACCTCGATTTCCAGACGCACCGCGTCCCGGAACGACTCGTGCAGCATGCGCGCGATCATGCGCGAACGCTTGTTGCTCATCTCCTGCAGCGC